GTTTACGAGTTTGGATTTTCATTTGAGAGTCCAGTTTTGCTGCAGCAAAGGCGAATTGAATCGGGTCTGTAATTTCAGAAAGCTCTTGTGCTTTCTTTGGGTTTTTCCCCAAGTGATACAAAATCAATTCAGGATTTTCAGCAGCATGAATCAAAATGCCCTGTTGTGTTGGGGTGAGCTTGTCTTTTGCGGCTTCTTCTACTTCCTCAAAGTCACGAACTTTGGATGCTACATTTTGACGTCGCTCTTCATAGCTTTGCATTTTGGTCTGCCATGCTTGCTTAGCCTTTTCTTCTTCAGCCTGCTTTGCTGCCTGCTGCTGTTCAACTTGACGTTTGCGCTCATGCCATTGTTCAACTGCGCTTTCAAATTGATCTTCGTCATAATCAAAGTCGGAAAGCTTTGGCTTTTGCCCAACCTCAATCGGCTTCTCATCCGGTTTAGCCTGTTGCACCTGAGCTTCTAGCTCTTTGATGCGTTTTCGTGCTTCCCGCTCTTTTTTGCGAAGGTCTTTTACCCATGTCGGTGCTGGTTTACCGCTAAAGTCATCCTCACCGGATGGTTCCGGTTCTTCATCACCTATCGTAATGACAAACTCTTCGTCTTCAGATGTCTCATCATCAGACTGGCTTGCTTCATTTTGGGTTTCTTCTGAATTTTCCTGACTTTCACCTTCCTGACTGTCTTCAATCGGGTCGATGTTGTCTTCTTCATCCAGTTCTGTGCGCAGGTCTTCAATTGACATATTGCATTTCCTCGTTCTGTGTAGGCTGAACGGTTGCCTGTTGTGGTTGCATACCTAGTTGACTGATTGCTTCAAGCACTGCTTGTCGCTCATCCATATCTAGGCGTGTCATTAAATCGATTGCTTTGGCTTTGGTTTCTTCTGCTCTTGCTATCGCAAGTTCAGTGTCTGCCTGTGCTTTAATTGCGAGTGATTTATTCTTTTCAGCTTCGGATTGCAGATACAGCGTATTTGCATCAGGCTGCTGATTCTGAGCTTCTTGCGCGAGTTGCTGAGCTTCTTCTTTGGTTGGCTCTACAACACCCATACGCAGTAATTTCTTGCGGTAATATTCGCGGACTTCATTAACACCCTCTCCCTCCATGTTCATCATAATCATGGATGACAAAACTTGCTGGTCCATTGGGTCGGATACCAGTGAAAGCATGTTTGTCAGAGAGCGTACCGTTGCATTGCGCTTACTGGTCGATGTTGGTCCAATATCGATTGCGACATCAAACTTAGCCTTGGTTAAGTCATTTGTGTGCTCAACCTCACCTGAAGAAGGGTTATAAACAGGCTTGAATAACTCGATGGAGTCAATCTCGTCCTGATTCCCTACTGTCTTCATTGTTCGACCATCTTCAACATAGAGCTCAGAAGCCATAGATAACCAAATTTCACCAGAGCGACGCATCCCTTTAGCAAAGTTCGAAATGTAGATGAAAGACTGCATATCTAAGCGGTTTTGAATCATCTCGATTGCAACACCGCTAGTATTTGAAACAATCTCATCACCCGATTCTTGATTGCCTAGAATGTCCGATAAATCCTGTTCGGTAACTTGAAGCAAGGCTGCCATTGCAGGCGGTACGTTTGGCGGTTTGGTGTAAGCCACTGGACCTTGAGCAACAACACTACCCATTGCATCTTTAAGTGGATGAGCTAGCAGGAATGGATAGTTCTCAATATTGTCATTCGCCCACATGTGCTGAACGCCAGCAACCTGTTCAGGTGCTAGAATCGGCTTCTCAACGCTGGATAGCGCACTGATTTCACCAAGCTTAGATAACTGCATGTTCTTGAGTCGCTGGGCATCTTTGCAAAGCCGCACATGGCCCATGCAACGCTCTACATTGTCGATATACCAACGCTTGCCATATACAGGCACAATTGGAATATGACGACCAGCGATATAGCCGTAATCCTCAAGAACACCAAGACCCGACATAAGCATTTTACGAACACGCTTACGCTCAAAATCTCGGACACGAACCTCTTGCGCACCTGTTGCACTTAATTCATCAAGAATACTTGGATCTTCTTCAAGTTGTTCTGCTGTATATCGTTCTTCAGATCCATCAATTAAACGGAAGATATGAATCTTCTCTTTAACCTTTTCGACTTTGTAGTATTCGGCGACGTAAACAGAATCTTTCGATACCCAATCAAAGTGACTATTGGTAATAGTCTTATCCCATGAGGATGGGTCTTGATCTTCACCGTATTCTTCCTTAAATGCGTCACATGACATTGAGGTCAAAACAAAGCAGTATTTCGCATCTGCTTTATCCTGGCGTTTTGCATCAGGGTCAAAGAAGACACATGTATCAGCATCAAAAATAGGCTCTATTCTGATTCGCTGATGCTCGTTCTCTTCATCATCCTCATCTTCATATTCAGCACGTAAACGCCAAGCACCAAAGCCACCACCGACTGCTTCTTCGAATGCATTGTCATAGGCTTCATCTGCACCAGAATCCTGTTCATCTGCCCGGTAAAGCTTTGCACAGGTATCGGCCAGATCGTCATTACTCACACCGTCTTTGCTAATGAAGTTCACACCAATGCGGTTATTGCGATATTCATTGATAATACGAATGACAGCCAAGTGAATCTTATTGACTTCAAATTTAGGCTTGTTTTCAAACTGCTCGCCTAACTTGCCTTCCCACTGAGCCCCAGCAATAGAATAAAAACGACGATCCTCTAAGCACTGTTGACGTTCATCAGCAACAGCACCTTGAGCTTTATCAAATTGTTTCTTTGCGGTTTCGTGGATTTTGGCAAGTCGATCTACTTTATCAGTCACGACTTGACTCCATTTGATTACCAACGATTGACTGTTGGGATTGGATTGATTGTTATTTCTTTTGGTTTTCCGACTAAGCCCTTGCGAATAGCGTAGCGTCTCATCATGTAGGCATAACGCGCTGCATCGAGCACATCCTCACCAGATTTCACGATCTTGCCTTTATCATCACGATGGTATTGCAAGAACTCATCCAGAAATGCACGTAGGCCCTTAAATACCTTAAATCGGCCCTTGCGCATTAAATCCAGAATCTCAAAGAGACCAGCTTCAACACCGTTAGATCCATCAGGCCATGTAGCATGTTCAGCCAGCATATTGAAGCCAGCTTCCTGATAGTAAGACTTCTGTTGCTTACCTGAGCCTTTCTCAGTCTGCAGACCATCCAAAGGCCAAGCTGTTGGCACACCTGCTGCCCATGACTTAACAGAGCCCCAAGCATCGTTTGGCGATACCTGGCGCTGTTTCCATGCATGAGTGATGTAAATCGTTTCCGAGTCCATATCAATGGCAAGCTGAACTTGTGCTTGCGGATGATCCCAGCCAAAGTCCATACCATCGATGACCATCCAGTGATCTGGAATATCAAACGGATCACAGGTTATGTAGTCCTCACTCAGATCATAAATACGACCATGACCGAGCATTGGAATACCTTTGGTACGCATTTCACGCTGATGCGGTGGAAACGATGCCAGAAGCGTTTCTTTAGTTTGCTCGGTTAAGTGAGTGACATCATCCCAGCCTGCACGAATCAAGTATTGGCCTTGGCTTGGTGTATCCATAAACTGAACAACCAATTCAGTCCGGCCATTCTCAGGCGTGAATGTTAAAATACCTCGACCACCTTGACCTTGATCACCAGTCGCAGTACGTGTCAAAACCTGCGGGAAAATTGTCTGGTCCCTTGGCTCCTCATCGATGTGATACCAGTCAACCGAATCACCCATTAGTGCATGCTGACCCTGTGAATATGACCAGAGCTGCACCTTTGATGTTTGATACTGGACATCGCCACCACCACCATGACGCACATAGACAGAGCGCATTGCATTTGTGGTGCCAGTCATTGACTCATGCTCAAGAATGTACTCGGGCGGAATCAAGCCACCCTCCCATCGATTCTCTATACGACGACCAAAGATAGGTGTCTGCAATAGATCTCGGCATTTCTCGCCAGAGTAGCCCAGCAGCCAGATTAATGGCGCATGATCGAATGCATGACCATCCCACCAGTCAGGGTAATGACCAAGCGCATGGATCGTATCAACGTACGTTCCTGTCATGGTTTTACCGACACGGTTGGCCGCCATCAGCATGACTTGTGAATATTGCTTTGTTGCCCAGATTAATTCGTGCTGGAACGGGTAAAGCTTATCTCCAAAGCTTCTGTATTGATATGTACTGTTTCGACGGTGCCGCTCTTCCAATAATGCTAAATAAGCTAATTTTTCCTCTCTAGTCATTATTGTCTCACTTTAGCTTCAGCCTCTTTAATGCGCTTATTCAACTCATCATCAGAGATACCCATTAAGGGCTCACCATCTTTGCCGGTTAATTCTTGACGATTGGTAAACTGACCACCTAGATCCTGAGCTGCTTGTTTTAAAATATTTAAAGACATCACTACGTTTTTGCTATTTTTAGCCAACAATTTGTCATATTGCTTCAATCGAAAGTGCTTATTGGCAATTGGTATATCAATTAAACCCTCATCAAATTTCTTTCGAGTTTCATGAAAGAGATCAACGAATTTTTTACTTAAATCTTTACCACGTACTTTGGTTGGGTCGTAAGCAGCAACCTGCTGACGCTCAATCTGGATGCCAAATTCTTGTTTTACCGCGTCCGCTACTTCTTGTGGGGTGTCACGGCATGCAAGAGACTGAACTATAAATATTTTTACAGGCTCTTTTAGTGTCGCCATAACATCTCCCCTGTATCAGGATGTATCGGGATTTAAGCCAACTTCAATAAACAAGTACCGCATGCATGAGCAATATTAGCCCGAGATATAGTTGGACCATCGTTTGCAAGCTCTACCATTTTTTGGACATCTGGTGATGCACCGTAACGCTGGACCACACCATGGAATTCTTCGACGTCGTGACCACGTAAGAATAATCGAGGCTCACCCATTGAGTTGTATTCAAACATCTCTGCCTTGGCATTCCATTTATGCCCAATGTGATAAAGCTCATGTTCTACCAATGCGCAAAAATCCGTATCGCTCATGATCTGACATACACGCGCATCTAGCGTGATGATGTATTTAGGCACATCACCAAACCAGTCAATCAACTGAAGTTCTTGCCGGTCTTTACGCCAACCACCCACATTAATCATCACTCGTTCAGTCTGACCCAATACACGACGATCTTTAGCCTCACACCTGGTATAAGCCCATAAGAATGAAATCTCAGGAGGTTGAAAGCTTAATAGGTGCTCATGGTCTGGATTGTGAAGTTTCCCCCACTCTTCAAGAAAAGTTTCTCTAATCCACGGCCATAAATCATTATTTGCAGGCTCGAAGTGAAGCAGACCACCGCTTTCAATAAACTCATCATCCTCGACATCTGTGTTTTGATTATCTTGAATAGGGGGATAAGGACGCTTCATCTTGATAACACCACTTCAAATCATCCGGCACAGTCAAATGCACATGCAACTGAGTCACAGCAAAGTCATGCACATAATTTAAATACTCGGTCATCTGCTTAACGCTTAATTTGGTTGTACTGCAAAGTCTGATCACCTGCTTACCGATAGTTTCATACTCATCCGGTTCAGACTGTTTCACCTTGGCAATGGAATCACACATCTCAGCAAAATCTTGATCATCACGACGATAGATATAAATCAGAAAGCGTTTCTTAAATTCGTAATGCAGCTGATCCTTATGAGTGCCATTCTTCTTTTCGATTTGACCCAACCACATCCAATACAATCTATTCTGTGCGGTGGATCTATCATCCTGTTTCTGATCAATCACCACTCTTAACGGCTTACCCTCATTAATCGCCCGGGTGTAATTCGTGTGCATGTAGTTAATGGCTTTGGTGATGTCGGCATGAGACTGGATAGGAAACACGGCTTTTTGCATTTCCTGCTCCTAAAGCTTCGTACGATAATACTTTCAATCACTTAGAGCTGTCATACACAGCATTGAAAGCGATTCACTTATTAATGTTCTTTTGTCCATACCGATGATAATTACAGGGCACCATTGGTTTTTATCCCAAATCTCTTTCTTGCCATTTTTAATCCGGTAATAAACTCCAGCTTGCCAGTGGGTAGCACCTTGAGGTTTATTTGCCTGTATCTGCTCGTACATCAAAACACCTCTCTATCTTCCATCACCAACATCCGATTCACTTTCACCAACCACTGATCAAACATCTCTTCACTTTCTACCCGGTTACCCAATTGGAAAGTATCGAACTGGAAATGGCAGGAATGACATAGCGGAACCGTGAACTGATCTGAACTTTTAATCGACCTACCCTTACCATGCTTAGCACTATTTGAATGAGCAGCCTGACTATTGGGATTACCGCACCGAATGCATGGCAGTTTTCTGATTGCTGCGAGTCTTTTGTGGTTGCGCATTTAATTGTTCTTCTATGCTGTGAATCTGCTTATTTACTTTGCGAAGTTCAGCACCACACATTTCTTTAAATGCATAGCTTGAATACAGATGGTTGTAATTCATTAAGCGACTACGATTCTTTTCCAGAACTTCTAAATTCCGTTTTGCTTCTATGATGTCCATACAACCAACCTTCCGGTATTTCCGGATAGTTCAAATAAGAAAAGAAAAACCCCACCAATAATGCATATTGAGTGGGGTTCTGTTTGCCGTAATCCGTTCGGCTAAAGTCACCGAAGTGACAAGGGTTTATTCATCCAGCCATTTGCCACACTTACGACATTCGATCTGGATAAAAATATCAGACTCGTAATCGTAGCGATGAAAGCAGAATAGGCGCTTTAGGAATTGGAGCATGTGGATCTCCTGAATCTGGGTGGCGGCATTAATTTAAAAACCACTAGAAATTAATGAAACCGCCATAATGCAAAAAGCCCACCATTTGGCGAGCTTCTTTGTCAATCAAAGTGAATTACTTACACTTCGGTGACTTATAACACAAAATAGCATATTCACATTTAAACGCAAGTTATTTAATCATTTTAAGCGAAGTCTTTTGTCATGACCTACCAGATAGTAACTTCCTGCAAAAACCATATTGTTAATTGAGCTTCGACTTAAGGTAAATTCTTTCTCCATCTGGCTTAATGACATCCCTCTCACATTCTTCTCTATAAACAACTGCACAGCCACCTTTGCTGAAGCACAAACAGTCGTTGATTTCTTAAAATCCACAATCAATTTCCGCACCTGCTCAGCTTCAAAATCATTAATCTTGCAAATGATCTGGTCCTTACGTGGTGCCACCCCTTTGTTATTTTCAAGAATCAGCCAGTATATTTGATTTACGCCAAGAGAATCCGGCTGATGGCCAGACTTCATACGTGAAATCTGGATGTATGCCCCATACTGCTTAAGCCAATCTTCAATACTAAAACGATCCCAATCCATCACTTCTACCTTAACCATCGCATTCATCCCTATTCCCTCTTAAATCTTGCTTAAATCTAAAATTGTCATTGTTCCCCAATGCACTGCACCGGTATCAATCCAGTAACAGTTATCGCGCTTGCATGGCTTCTGGGTTACCGTATGCCCCATGATTACCGCATCAACTCCTGTTACATGGGTATATTGCGAATTATCATCATTCAGGCGCTCGCGGCCCCACATGGCTAATTCTGTTGGGAAGCGCTTGTGATCAATAATGTGTTGAGCTTTATCAAAATTATTAAGCTCATCCTTAAACTCATCCCAGTCATTCTGCTCAATATGACCATGGACAAAACCGAACTTTTTACCCTTGTGGCTAATCTCTAATGCAATCGGCAGTGTTTTTAATTTTTTAATGATTTCGCGCTGCACCTGATAATCCAGGTCATAAAACCACTCACCACCATTTTGAATATGGCAATTGAAGTAAGAGCGATTAACATCACCCATGATGACCAAATCTTCATGATTACCCTTTACGGATGTAAACCATGGCTCATCAATCAGGCTTACACATTCTTCATTCTGAGTACCTCGATCCACCAGATCACCAACCGCAACCAACAAATCATTTTCAAAGTCGAAGCCAATTTCTTTAAGTCGAGTCATAAGCAGGTTGTAGCAGCCGTGAATATCCCCAACAGCCCACAACTTGCCTTTAATTTCTTTATCCCAAGTTTTTACTAAAGCCATCCCATCCACCCTCAAACCCTAATTACTTCTAATGCCTGTTCCACACTCTCAACCACATAAACACGGCCTCGCCATGTCTGATGCCATACCACCTGGTCTGGTGTAAGTTTTCTATCTGATTTAGGTTTTGCCCCATCCTTCACTTCAATCAAGAAATTTAATCCCCGAATGCCTACCAGTAGATCTGGACAACCTTTGCCAGTTGAAGCAAGTGACTGAACACTTGCCCCAACCTGACGTAACGCTTTAACAATTTCAGTCTGATTTGCATCAACCTTTGCGGCTCTACGCATTAGCCCCTCTTTTAATCAAATCAAAGCACCCAAAGTTTCCAACAAACTTATTTCCACTATCATCTATTGCAGCAACCGCAAATTTTTTAACATGCGTCACAGTGAGCATGCTTGTTGGTTGCTTCCAAATCTCCACGTTATGCATCACATGATCACCAACATTAAATGGGTTATTTATGTTCATCTCTCAATCACCTTCGTATTCGGGCTAATGTGGTTTTTGATATCGCTGCAATGGTCAGTAATATCTCGGATCATCTGCACGACCTTGGAGTTGTCACCCACAAACATGGCACCACCTTCGATTTTTTCTTGGCCCAGCTCCACATAGGCAGCCAATTCTTCCGCTTCGCTGCGACCGTAATAGTGATGATCAATTTCAGATTTAATATCGGCCAGTTTGATTGCCACATCCATTGGGTCGCACTTGCCCCAATACTCAAGCCACTTCTGGTATCCATCGCTATACCGAAACCACTTACCATCCTCTCTTTGAGCGAAATACATCTCACCATCTAAGCAAGGAACTACCGCATACGAATGCTCCGGTGCCCTATCCACAATCTGCTTACACTTTTCCAATCCTAATTTTTTGATTAAGTTCATGCTGCTGCTCCCTGCAATTCATACTTGCGGCACATTCCCCGCACCACCCGTTCAGCTTTGAAAATGTTGTAGGCCTCAATATCCTTGAAAATCACTTCTGTTTTGATGTAAGTCAGGCTCTTGAAAAGCTTGTAGCCCTTCTTCCGATATTAAGCGTGAATGTCATCCATTTCTTCACTAATGCCTTTCCATCTGCGCTTGATGTCGCCATCCACAATTTTTAAATCTGGATTACCACCAACACGGAATTCATCCCATTTCATCACTGGCAATTCAAACTGACGCGCATCATCGATAATGTTGCTCGGGTCATCCTCGTGGTAGTAATACGAGTCAATCCCCACAAAAAACTCATAAGCATCTTTGGTCAGGTCGTTAATCAGCGGCACGATCAGATCGCCATCATGCAGCGCGTAAATCTTGTTGATGATTTCTGACTTGGTTAAACCTATCGCATTGTATTTTTGACAAGCTTCTTCCACTTCCACGGCTTCAAAACTCATCCAAAGCTCATAAGGCTTTTGCGATTCACGCTGCACCAGATTGACCAACTTGTTCGGGTTATATTTCTTATTGCGCTTTTTCATCCCTGCACTCCAAATAGTTGTTTAGCTTTGTCGGTTGCTTTTAGGCTTAATGGTTTTGAGCTGTTTGATTCTAAATATCCTTCAGCCATGAGCTGCCTAATAAAAGTCAAGGTTGCTCGCTCTGAGACTCCAATCCACTGCTTGACCTCAAGCACACTTGTTCTGCCTCTCTTTTCGATAACCCCCCTTAAAACAATCACAAGTCGCTCACCTTGTTTGACCGCGTGGCGAGTGCTGAAACAATCCACGGTCTTATTATCGTTTTGGTCTTTCATGCTTCACCCACCCGTTCCACAATCGTCTTAATGGCCTTAAGCGTTAATTCATGGTCATCACTCGGCACAACGAATAGGCTTGCAATCATTTGCACTTTCTTGGCGTACTTACGAGCATCTTTGCGATATCCATTACGCTCACGGTCTAGCTTTTCATTAAAGGCAAGCAGCTCGGCATGTTCTTTTTGAAGCTGCTTAAGATTCATTTCTAGGTAATCATTCACACCCCACCCCCTGCGCTTTGCCCAACAATTTGCAACTGCGTGTAATATTCAGGACTCAAATCACAGAAAGTGGCCCGACCTAAATCAGTCGCCAGGCGAACCGTTCCAGTTGATCCGTTACGTGCCTTACCAATGATGATTTCCGCTGTGCCTGCTTCTTTTGAATCCTTGTTGTAAACCTCGTCACGGTAGATAAACATGATGATGTCTGCATCTTGCTCAATAGCGCCTGACTCACGAATATCTGACATCACTGGACGCTTGTTTGGTCGCTGCTCCAAAGATCGGTTGAGCTGTGACAAGGCAATCACTGGGCAACCAAAGTCCTTGGCAATCTTTTTAAGGCCCCATGAAATGTCACCAATCTCCTGCACCTTGTTTCCTGTTTTCTCAGGTGGGGTCATGATCTGAAGATAATCAACCACGATGGCATTCAATCGACCACCAGTCTTTTGCTGAACCTTACGAGCTTCACGGCGAATATCGGCCAGACTTGGAGAGGCCTTGTCATTGATGAAGATCGGGCATTTTTTCAAAGTGTCGACAGCGCGATAAATACAACCTGCGCCTTCCTCATCAAATACAGCAGAACGGACTTGCTTTAATGGAATCTGACCAAGGCCCGAAATCATTCGCTCCATGATCTGCTCTTTCGACATCTCCCCAGACATGAACAACACCACTTCACCCTGATTTACAGCAAGGTCGAGC